GTACTTACATATTTAATTTTAATTTTTTAATGCCCCAAGAAGCATTAAAAAATAAGTTAATTTAATCGCTCAAGTCTAAATCTTTATCGAGATTTTCCTCGTCTGTATCATACGCTTTTTTTGAAGGTTTTTTAACATTTTTTTTCTTTTTTAAAAGAGGTTTAATTGTTTCTGGTTCTGACAAAGCTTCAATATCAGATTCTTCCAAATCGGTATCTCCACTTGTTTTCTTAGGTTTTTTTGGAACCACTACTTTTTCTTCCTTCTTTGAAGATTTTTTAACTGGTTTTTCATCTTCTTCAGTTTCTGTGTCATAAACAGAGTTAATTTTATCCACCGGTTTAACCTCCTTCTTCTTCACTTCTTTTTTAACCACCTTTTTCACACTATCTTTAGGTCTATGAGCACTGCAATATGAAGCTCCACCCTTAGGCTTGGTGGAGCATTGATCACCGATTTTTTGACCACTTAAAAAAATGTGTTGACAGACATCTTTTGTTTTAGGGATTTTTTTAGATTTCTTAGTTGTTGATGAATCAACTGTCACTGATTGAAGTTCGTCGTGAGACACTTCATCTTCAGTAACTGTTATATTCATACCGGTCAATTCACGCCATTTCGTAGTTGTTTCATTAACATCGACTTGATAGGTTTCTTCAAGCCACCTTGCTAACTCTCCAATTGGAGACGCAATAGTTTTCATAATATCCATAATAAGTGCCATTATCTTGTTTATTTAGGTATTTTTTTCAAACAAAAATTCAATTTTCTGCAGAAAATTGAATTGTCAACACTTGAGGAGTGAGTCATTATTCCAATTTCTCTTGTTCAACTCGTTGTTTCTCTTGTTCAACTCGTTGTTTCTCTTGTTCAACTCGTTGTTTCTCTTGTTCAACTCGTTGTTTCTCTTGTTCAACTCGTAGTATCAATTTTTGTTTCTCTTGGTCAATTCAATTTTCTCAGAATTATCCTTGTAATTAATATTTATTAATGTTCAAAATTGAAATTGTTGTCACATTTTTAGATATGAGATAAATGGCTATTTACAATACTAAAGGTAAAAAATGGGAAACTGATCCAATAACTATGTGGGAGTCTTTATGTTTACCATTTCAAAGATTTTTGAATATGGACGTTTCAACATTTACATGTTTAAAAAAATTGCAATTAACAGGAAATATGGTTGAGATACCAAAATCTATAACAAAACTTGCAAATCTACAAGAACTTGATTTGAATACAGCTAGACTTGGGCGTATTCCCAATTTTATAGGAGATATGGTTGGGTTAACCGAACTAAATTTAAGCTCAAACCAATTAAGAAGTATACCCGACAATATTAAAAATCTGAAAGACATGATCAAATTAAACCTTTCAAACAATAAGTTAACTAAGATACCCGGCTGTATTCGGTATCTGTCGAATCTGAAGCACATCGACTTGTCGCACAACGACATCAGTCATATCGACAACCGCTTATACACAATTTTTGACGAGTCAACAACTATATATTTGGATGGGTGTAATTTTTCTCAAGAAAAAGTTGTTCAAATTATGGAACACGCTAACCAAGAAGCATACACCGGTCCAAAAATTTTTATTTCGATTAATGATCAAAGAGAATCTGGAGAGATGTCAAATCAAACTATGGACAATTCTTGGAATAGCTTAATTACGACTTTAAGAGACACTGTCGACTCGAACGAAATGGATGAAATTGACCGGTTACGTGCCGAAGCAGAATTGGTTGCCGAGATGTTAGTGTTGACCTCAGCAAGAAGAACCGAGATTGAAAGAATAATACCGGGGCCTCAGATTTCTGAGCAACAAACTGAAAATCTGTATACTATGGAATCTAACCACAATTATGAGAGATATATGAACGAAGCTAGAATTAACCGCGAAAGTGAACAAGAAAATCAAAATCTGTTGAGACAGGAAAGAGCTTCAACTGCGAATAAATCAATATCAAAAATTCTATGTGATACAGTTGATAATTTGGAAAACATCGACCCAGAAAAAATAAAAAAATGGTTATCTAGAATTACAGATATATTTGAGTTTAAAAATAACAAAGAATTATTTCAGACCATTTGTTTACAAATTGTAGACTATTTAAAAGTGGCAGATATTTTCGAAAATGTTGATCTTCGGGAATCTTTGTACATTATAATAGAAGACGCTACTAAAAGTTGCGGTGATAGAATGGCCCTTTCTATTATATACCTTGATATACAGCACTCTTTTATCGGGTGTGAAAACAATCTCGAAAATCTTTTTAAAATTTTAATAAATGGCTCGTGGACTTTCCATACCTTGGAAAATTTTGCTAGATATAAGGTTTTAACTTTAAAAAGCGTGGACGAAATAGAGGTGTATATCGGCTACATAATTAAACTCAAAAATGATCTGAGCATACCTATAAATATTGAAAGTATGTTATATTATTCTTGTAGTTGTCTGACACCCGAGGATTTAAACGATGCTAAAAAGTTTATTTTAAAGAATAGATACACTTCGAAAACTTGCGACTTCTTGATAGAACAAGAAGTTTGGATGAATGGATTAAAGCACCATTTTCCGCAAAAAATAAAAAATATTGTGAATAAAAGAGACACAAATGAAAATTACGAAAAGGCATTCGAGGTATATAAACAAGAATTGAGAGAGTTAACTTTGGAAGTATGTAAGAATTTTTACAACTGAATTTTTACAACTGAATTTTTTATTACATTGACAAATCTGCGGAAGAAAGGGGGAATTTGGGATAAGCGATATTTTAAACTTTCATGGATTGGTCCCATGAAAGGTGTTCAAATTTAAATAAAATTTAAATAAAATTTAGTATTAAATAATGCATTTTCCGACTTTTGACTTGGACGTGTGGAAATCAATAAAAAGAGCTGGGTCTTTCCATTCTATGTGTTTAATGCAATCCATAAAATATTGAAACGATTTCATATCTTTGGTTTTGCTCATCGACGACCACATAGCAAAAGAGTGTAGCAGTCCAACTGTTCGAGTGTATCCGCACGCAATCAATTTGTTATACAAGGTTAAATTGTCATGACTCAGTTTAAGTAGTTCATCTGGAGATAAAATACGCTCGATGATACCATCACAGTGAACATCTGGAATATGAAAGTCGACAAGTTTTGTTGTATCAACTTTGAGGACTTTATTGAGCATGTTGACTGTATGAGTTTTTAGGGTTGTTAAATCTTTTAAAATACTTGCTTTGGCTCGTACAGGTTTAAAAGCGAAAAATAGTAATGCTAATATTAACACAGCTAGTGATATTATTAATTGTTGCATTTATTTATTGTTAAAGGAAGCCGAATTTTACGATGGAGACGAAGGCTAAATTTCAATCCTTATTAACAATCATTAAATTTTTATTTCTTCAAACATTTATTTAATGGATCTAAAATCCATTAAATAGTCAAAATATATATCTTATAAGAATTAAGGAAGATAATAAAATGGATAATAAAATGGTTAAACATAATCATGAACAAGACTCAATCTCTTCGGAATTGAGTCTCACGGATCAAAAAGTAAACAAGAGTACTACAGCGAATCCAAATGTAGCCGATGAAAAGGTTAATATTGAACTACTTAATTCTATCAAAAATTTTATGGATGATTTAGCCACTGTAACAACAAATAAAAATTTTATTAATTTTAAAACAATAGTTACTCGTATTGATGAAACAAAGATTAAATCGTATCTTAAATTGGTGGATGGTTTTAAAAAGTTTTATGAGAAGAATTCTGAATCTTTAACGGAAGGTGATTTTGGTGGTTTAAATGATCCAAATATTTCTTATGTTACTGACAATGGTTCTTTTACTTTCGATTTTCAACAAACTTTTCAAGACGCCGAAGAAGTCGATCAAGATATTATTAAGGATCATTTAAACCACATTTGGAATATTCTTAATAATGAGAATAAAAGTCCTGAAGAGGTTTATATAGATAAAATTTTTAGAGATCTTAAATCTCGGTTTTCGCCCGAATTAAATAGAGAAGAACAAATGACGATTGCTAAAAATTTATTTAGCGACTTTCAAAAACAAGATTTAGATATTTCTATTGTAGTTAAAGCGGCTTGTAAGAAAGCAAGAACACTATTATTATCTAATGGTTCTGAAGATCACAGCAAAACACTTGTTTTGATTGATGCTGTTGAAGAAATCGACGTCAACAATTTTAACATGGTTCACTTTATGGGATTGGTGGCTAAAGTAGGAACTTTATTTTCGGATGGAGAAAGTAATCCACTAAATGGACTACTGTCAAGTATATTCGCCGATAATGCGATGATCCCAATAGATGACTTGAAGTTGGATGAGCGTACTTTACCCGACGACTCTTAAATTTGGCGAAGCAGTTTTTAATTTTCTATTAGAAAATTAAAAACTTGAGATTGTGGACAAAATTATGCTTAATTTTTATTTTATAATAAATGACTCTAGAAGACGAATGTAAACAATTAATGTATTGTAGAGACCAAATCAAGGAATACAGAAAAGGCGAAGAGGAAGTCAGAAAACGAATTATTTCCTATTTAAAAAATCACGGCCAAGAAGGAGTTAGATTTAAACATAACAACAAACAGATAACTTTAATGGTGGAATCAACAATCGCTAAAAAAAATATTAGCAAAAAAGAAAAGGAAAAAAAGGTACAACAAATCCTTAATGGGGTTGGAGTGAAAAATGCCGATTTAACAACTCAAGAAATTATTAATGGTTTACGACAAGTTTCATTGATTGATAAACCAAACAAGGATAAATTGAAACTCAAAATGACAAAATAAAATTATTAAGTGTTAAAATAAAAAATGAGTTTCAAAAAGTTAGGAACAGTTCTCTTGAAAGGGACACTTATTGGATGTGTGTGTGCTAATACATTACCCATCTTTGTTATTGTATCTATCATCAGCGGCTCGAAGTCATATATATTAGTGCCATTTATAATTTTAGATTTGAAAACAATTGTTACATTCATTGTTGACAGGTAGGGTTATTTCATTCCACATTATTTTTAACAAAATTTTTCCAAGTAATGGTAGATAATAAATGACTTCTACTATCAACGGATTCGCCGTGCAAAAATCAACTAAAACGTCTTATGATACAGGTCAGCCATGCGGTTGTGGTCTTTGTTTTTGGACTACAACAAAGCGTGCCTGTGGTCAAACTGATTTAAAGGATGATTGGAATTATGGGCATGAAACTTGTTGTCCTCCGTTTTGCCCCGACAAACTTCAGTGTGCCAAACCAAACGCGGAAGAGTGTGTTATAGGAGTTGACTCGCACAAGCGGGATCCTCTTACTCGTGTGACTTGGAACGGTAAAGGGCCAAATCTGCAGTGCATTTTCGACGTTAACAAAATTAATACGTTGGACCAAATTGACAATTTCAAGCAGAAGTTTGGGACTGGTGGAGATTACAACTCTATTGTAGCCAACTATTGCCAACAATCATCAGATACTTGTGTCATTGATCCAGAAACAGACAAAAATATGCCAAAGTGCTCAAGATTGAAATCAACCGGAAAAGACGGAGAGTTATGTCGTAGTTGGTTCAATCAACAGCAAAAGGGTGTCCAGGACACTGTGGTTCAAAATTATTGTGCTGTTAACAATACACCAGA